AGGGTAAACCCTATGTAGTACTCGTTTAGGGGGGTAAAAATGATAAAAAACCCCCACCAAATAGACCCCCCCCGTCATTTTTTTTGGCCCCCTCTTTTTTTTGACCTACCCATTATTATTTTTGCCCGACCTTTTTAAAACTTTGACATAAAAAAAGCCTCCGGAGAGGCTGTCAAGGAGAGCACCATGATTATTTGAGAAAGCGCAATTTGTATAACGTGCTGTCGATTCTGTCACCAATGCTATCCAGCAGATTCTGAATCTCACTAGCTGCTGGCATTACATTGCGGTTGTCTGCGAAATACTCTTGCAGCTCTTTAAGCTCTACAAAGCCATTTTCTGCTGGCGGGTAATAGTCTGCTGGGAACTCAATAATCTCGCCTGTAAGACCCTGTGTGGCCTCCACCAGGGCATCAATCAGTTCAGGCATTTCTTGGTAAAACTCACCCAATGCCATGTGATCGGCAAATGATTTGGTTTGCCAATGAAGTATGTGCGTATTAGTTGCTGAGTGCAACAACGTAAGAATGAATTCACCCATGAAAGACTCCTTTAATGTGATTGTAGGCCATCTAGCAGGCGTTGAATAGTGATGTCAAGGGCATCGATCTCATCCATCTTTTTAAGTGCCCACATACGTTTTTGTCCATGCCAGCCCATCAATGCCCCCTGGTGGCAGGATTTGCACAGCGCCACACAAGTGTATTGCCTATGCTGCTTAACGTGGTGAGCATCAGATGGTCCTGGCTCATCACATACCGAACAGGGCAGCTCTTTGACAAGCGCAAGGTGTAGCCTCTCACGGGCGTTTAGTTTGTTGTTCATCCCAGGTTACGCATCTCAGCGCGTTTGGAGTATTCCTGCACCTTGTAAACCTCTATCCTTGCTACAGCAGCTTTCATCATCCACAGCAGCTCTTCCTCCATCTGGGTGGCTTCTCTTAGTGCTTCTAATTGTGCTTTGTAGTTTGGGTGGGCATAGGCATAGGCTTCTTTGTTGCCCAGCGTGCCTTCTTCTTGGTTCATCAGTTCAGACTTCACTACTCGTAGATTGTTCTCTACAAATGTTCTATCTGCTTTTGCTTTGGCAAATACAGAAGCATTGGCTGTGATGTAATTAATTGCTTTATTTGGGTCGATTTCCATTAGATTTCCTCATTGATTAATTTATTGAGACCAGTTTCCCAATCTCCATTACCCATGTCTGCCAGGATCTGTTGCTGTACGTTGGTCATGTTAAGTCGGGCCAAATGGGTATATTCTCTTGGTTTTTTCTTTCCTGCGCCTTCCCTTTTGCCGCCCCACTGTCCAACGGGCTTACCAGTTCTAGCCTCGCGTAGTTTTCTACGATGCTCACGCTCATACAGGATCAACCATTCAGGCTTCTCATATACAAAGGGATTTTCTAGTTCTTTCATGGTTTCGGTGTGTCTTCAGGTACGGGTACACATACATACACAGCAGATGCCGCACCACGCCCAAGGTTAGTTAGCCATCTATCAATGTACACACCATAAATATTGGGTAATGCTTTTTTAACGGCATCTACATCCATGCCTGCTTTAATAGCAATTTCTTTAGCGGTTAGGCCATCTTCGTTACGCAGCAATACTGCACGAATGTCGTTATGTCGGCTCGGTCGCATCTTCTTCCTTGTTAAGTGCTTCCCATTTTTCGGCGGTAATCAATGGAATGGGGCTTGCCTTCTCAATAGCGTAGCGCACAGCCATTTGGCGCACACGGGCTTCCATTTCAATTCGATTAAATTCCCAATCCTCTTCAGTCATGTGTTCTCCTTGAGTGCTGTTGGTGAGTCGAGATAAGCATTTGAATCCTCAAGGTCGCCACTACCTACCCATGTGCGCTGTGGTGGGGCGGTGTAAAGGTGGCCCGTGTATTTTTCTGGAAGTGAGGACTTCACCAGAACGCTGTCAATTACTAACGCCACAGGCTCCTGCTCTGGCTGTGCGGCTTTCATTCGCTCAATGTCGCCTTTAAGGTTGCGAATCATAATCTTAAAAGCATTGGCTTCGCAGTGTCGAACGCATGGCGCTTGGCCTGTCGGCTGTGCAGTGTCACAGTATTCTTCAAGCGCACGGGTATATGCCGTTAGACTTGTGTAATCTTGTTCAAGCGGTCGTTTCATGCTTGTCCCCTTGCTCGGATGGCTTTAGCTACAACGGTCCCGTAAATTTTTATGCCAGACGGTATATGCGTATCACAAATAGTAGCTGCCGCCAATTTTGCACAAGCTTCTCGCTCTGCTTGTACAGCTTCAGCTACGCAAATAGGTCGGGTGCAAAACGGGCTGCACGAATGAACTTCGTAGTCCAATCCCAACTCACGGGCGTTCTCAGCCTTTTTATCCAAGGCAATCTGGCGTTTGCGCCATCCTGAATCAGTCATGCTTGCTCCTCAGTGGGTAGGGAGGGAAAGGCCAGTTCTCGGGCCAATTATCTTTGTTCATAGTGGCAGCACCTCAAAAATGCGGACATGAATTTGATCGCGGTCATCACTCAGCTTGTCCAGCTCTTCCTCAGTCAAAGGTGTGCCGTCTTCCCAGCAGGCAAAACTTACAAAAGCATCGCTGTAGTCAGGTGAATCCCATTTGTGCAGGCCATCAAGCTCTACATCAATAACTTTTTTTCCGTTAAGTTCCATTTCAGACTCCGTTAAGTTGTTGGAAGCTCAACTGTAATCAACTTAATTGCACTTGAACATAGGTGTTTACCCTATACAAGATCTTCTTTTACAAGAACTTCAACCATGCCCACCAATCCATAAGTTTTGTGGCTGTGCAGGCTGACCACCTGGGTGTCATCGTCATAAATGATGCCATTCATGCTGTCCAGGAAAGCTTTGATGATGTTGTCGATGTCAGGCTTTTTACAAGGGCGCTCAAAACCTCCTAAACAGGCATCACGGCGCTTTTTAGAGTAAGACTGAGGAATAGGTACTGTGATGAAGATATAAGCCGCTACAGGCGTTTTTAGAGGCTCTGAAGAACCCATTGCTTGCCTAGCTTGTTCAGCAATTATGGTTTCGTAGTCGCGGGTTTTTGTTGGGGTGTATGTGCTGACAAAGTTGCCGCGCCTAGCGAATTTGGGCCGACCCTTGCCAATGGGTGTGCCCTCAACAGTAAAGGTTACTTGAAAGGTCATTCCATCTCTCCATTCTTAAACATTGCCATATAATTTCTCACACGGTCTACAGAACCAGCGGCATAGGTACGTTCTATAAATTTTATGCGTTCAGGGGTCAGTACTTTTTTCTCCGTGCTTTCCCAGGTTCTGTACAGCTCCCTGGCTAACGCTCGTTCTAGTTGCGCTCTATCGCCCACCTCACTGTATTTTTTCACATAAGATGCCACTTGCGCCCCTTTTTTTTGATCTGTCCCGTTTCTGATAAGTGAGACAGTGTGTAGCGCACATTCTGTGGAGGCCATCCAGTTATCTCAAGTATCTCCATCTTTGTGAGTGCCCCGTGATTCAGTAGTTCTCTCAGTGCGTATGCTCTAGTCATTTCATTTCTCCATAGGTCTACCAAGGGTGGATAGTACTGACTATCCTTACCTGCTCCAGACTATCTTGTGTTCTATTGAGTGTCATTAAATGTTGAATAACAAAAAAGCCCCAAGTGCGCTTGACGGGTTTATTCACTTATAAATTGGGCCTTGTTTCCACCGTTGTACCCAATCCTTTACTAGTCGCTAAACCAACGCTAGTCAGCATCCAAGGGGTGTCTCTTGGGTGTCGGTGTTTCTTGGGTTCAGTCCATGCAGACCATCAGCTAACGCGCCCTGACGGTTGTTGTAAAGCACAAATAAAAAAGCCGCTTACTACTGCGTCCGGTGATAACGGTCTTTTTTAATGGACCTCAGACGCATGAGTAAACGGCTTCAAACTTGTTGGTTATCACATCAACAGCTTAATTCTACAACCCTTTTCGCATTTCTGCCAATCTTTTTTTGACCGCCTCAGGAATCGGTGCTGCTTTGCCCCAATCTTGTTGGATTTTCACCAGGGCAGGGTCTGCTACCACAGGCTTGTCAAAGCTTTCAGGAATCTCTGCGCCGTCCCATCGCTGTTGGTTAAGGTAGACCAAGGGTGCAGGGATAAAGGCCCCGTCTGACTTGCGCCAAGCATCTGTGGTGCACATCCAAGTTGTGTGCTTGATGATCTGGTCTGCACAGCCATCGTACATCCCCCTTTTCCACCTTGCCAAGCAGACAGATTTACCGCCCTTGCGGACAGACCTGGGCCATGCAGCCCAAAATTTTTCAAACGAGTCGCTCATTACAAATCCTTTGCTGGTTTGGCTTTTTGGTAAAAGTGCATTCCCTTAGGCTCTAGGCTCTTAACAAGGGCGTGTTGCTTCATGTAAGCAAGTTCTTTTTTGGTGAACAAGCTAGATGGCTTAGAGCGCCAATCAAACGGATTGGGAGTCGGCGTAGATTTCATAAATTGGCTTCAGTTTTTTGTGGGACGCAAGTTCAAGCGCAGTGGCAAGAGTTGCAATTATGGCGGCATCGAGGTCATCGGCTGCTACCTTGGTTTCAAGTTGGTCAACAAGCTGGGCAATCAATGTCCAGGCAATGGTGGCCTCGGTTTGGGAGTGGTGTAAATGGCTCATATGGTGAGCCTAGCACCAAAAAAAGATGCTGTGAAGTAGGGTAAACACCTATGTTTTTATGCAAAAAATGCGTTTACAGTTCATCTCACTGCACTAACGCAGTAACTAAAGGAACACAAATGCAAATCTCAATTCACCGTGTTGAATCAATCAAAGAATTCACGAACACTATCACAAGAGAAGACGGCACAATCTTTCATGTCAAGACATTGCGGGTAGAGGACAAGAACACTTGGTACGAAATTGTCTTGGTTTCTGATGACAAAGAAAGCTTGGAGATCAAATGAACACCCAAGCCCTTTCAATGGCCCGTAGGCTCTTTCAAATAGCTGATGTGCCCACCAGCACCCAACGCCACAACATTCGCTCTTGGGTGCGCTCTGTGCGCTTCTTGGGCGATAAGTGGTTGATTGCTACCCCAATTCAAAAGCCATGAGTCAAGAAGCCTTTTACTACCAAGTTCAAATGCAAGAGGAATATGAAATGTCAAAGATTAAAGAATTTTCCCAACAGGTGCGTAAAGAATTTATGTCATCTGAAGATTTGTATTGCTGCTATTGTGGCGAACATCAAAACGGAGCAAGCTGTTGTGGTGAAAGTGATTTTGTGCCATTTGCCGATCTTTATGAAGACATGCAGGACGAAATTGTGCAAGAAGAACTTTACAAATATGAAGAGGCCACCAAATGAAAACAAAGAAACAGTTGCAAGATGAAATTGAACAACTCCGAGGCATTGCCTTGGCTTTGTACAAAGCATTAGATAAAACACCGGAAACTGATGCTTCAAAAGAATCAATAAATGATTTCATCAAATACATCATGGAGAAAGTATGAGCTTCTTTACCAACCTTTTTAGTGGCAAGACCTACACCGAGATGGGTAACACCATCATCAATGAAGACGGCAAAAGCTTTGTCAAAGTCGGATCAACTTGGATCGGCGACCAGGGCGAGTACATCCAACGCCAAAACCAACATTTGGTCAATCTAAATACTGGCACATCAGATGCCTGGGGCGACCCATTTTCCATTGAACAGTGATACACTATTTACTCCTTATGATGGAGAAGATTGTGAACAACTGTATTGTTTGGACAAAAGCAAAAGCTGGTAAAGGCTATGGGGTAATTTCAAAAAATGGCAAACAGGTATACGTTCATCGACTTGCTTATGAGCAAAAAAATGGATCAATACCTCCAGGTTTTGTAGTTGCTCACAAATGTGATAACCCAGCTTGCTACAACCCAGATCATCTTTTCGCGTGTACTCAAAAGCAAAATCTTGAAGACATGAAAGAAAAAGGAAGGCCTGCAAAGGGCGACAAACATCGTTCAAAAAAACATCCTGAACTTATTTTAAAAGGCGAATCAATAGGCAATAGCAAATTGACTGAATGCCAAATAAAGCAAATTAGGGATATGTACATTCCTCGCAAAGTGTCTTTGACAATGATTGCAAAGGAATTTGGAATTGCTTTTCAAACGGTAAGCAAAATTGTTAATAACAAATCATGGAAACATATTTAGGAGAAAGAAATGGGAATTAAAGAACTCCTCCAATTGGATGTAAGTAAGCACATTGAGAAAAAGGCAAACCTGTCTTATTTGTCATGGGCATGGGCTTGGTCAGAAGCACTAAAAGCAGATCCAGAAGCCTCTTTTACGGTTCAAACATTTGATGAATGCGGACCAAACGGGGCCAAAAGAACTGTCCCGTATATGGGGATTAATGGTTCGGCAATGGTATTTGTAACAGTAACCATGTTTGGAAAGCAAATGACTTGTCAGTTGCCTGTTATGGATCATCGAAACAAAGCCATACAAGACCCTGATGCCTTTCAAGTAAATACCGCAATCATGAGGTGCATGGCTAAAGCACTTGCGCTTCATGGATTGGGTTTATTTATCTATGCGGGTGAGGACTTGCCTGAAGAAGGTGACGTTGCCAAGAAGGGCCCCGCCCCCGTAATTTCTCCACGGGGTGGTATTGGAGAAGACCTGCCAAACGAAATTAAGGAGTTCCTGCAAGATATGGGGAACTCCATTACCGAGTTGGTCAAGAATGGCAAAGCCGCACAAGCTCTTGCCATGATTGACGAACAACAATTAGAGGCCGATCAAAAGGTCTATTTACACAATCAATTGGATGCGCCAACACGCTCCGCATTAAAGAAAGCAAAAAATGGCTGAATTTGACAATACAAACCGTGGTTCACTCTTCAAGAATGAAAAGAAAGAAGAGGAAAAGCACCCAGACATGACCGGATCAATCAACATTGATGGAAATGAATATTGGATTAGCGGATGGAAGAAAACAAGCAAAGCAGGATCAGGCTTCATTAGCCTGTCAGTTCGGCCCAAGCAAGAGCAAACTCGTCAATCTAGCCAGCCTACAAAAAAAGCTAAAGAAGATGATTGGGCAGATTTTTAATTAAATACTAAATGGAATAGAAACATGAATTTCAATCAAATACTTCAACATATGTTTCCCCGCTTTCGCAACACAGACCCCATCACCAGTGTGGAAGCGGCAGATAAAACTGACTTTGTTCCTGACCACATTGACATCATTATTGATTGCTTGAGGACGCATGGCCCCCTTGGAAAAGATGGCATAGCCTCAAACACAAACTTAGATGGCAATCAGGTTGCCCGAAGACTAAATGAAATGATGATTTTAAATATCATCGAAACAACAGGCCAGACTGTTAAATCAAATGCCGGACGATCTGAGCGCGAATGGCGAATCAAGGAAAAATATCATGCCTAAAACTCTTACTTTGACAACAGATTTGGTTAACCTTGTCTTGCAATACTTGGGTTCGCGCCCGTTTCAAGAAGTTGCACATTTAATCAATGGCATTCAGTCTGAAGCAGGCCCACAAATCAAAAAGGAAGAAGAAATTACAACCATTGAGGATATAACATGAGCTATTCAATGATTGAAATGGACATTGTTCGCTGGGCAGAAGCTAGAAAGATTATTCCAAATAGCACCCCAGAAATTCAATTACTCAAAGCAATGAGTGAAATTGGTGAGCTTGCTGATGCAACAATTAAAAAAGACTACGACACCATTGTGGATTCTGTTGGCGATGTAATGGTTTGTTTAATTAATTATTGTGCTTTGCAAAACATTAATTTGGTATCTTGTATGCAAGTAGCATATGACCAGATTAAAAACCGTAAAGGCACTTTGCTGCCTAACGGTGTATTCATCAAAGAATAAGTCTTGTAATTGTAATTTTTTGACGTTACGATGGTTTTGCAACAATATCGTTGTTTTATCTGGGGCACTTATGTACAAATTGGAAATTGAATTGGGCTGGCTGGGCAACGGCAAGCTGACTGTTGAAACTGCCGACTTTGACATCATTGAAGTTGTTAAAGAGTTTGTTGAGTTTCAAGAAGCCGAAGGTTGGATTGGCAACTGGGAAGGCGTTTCCTTTGAAGACCTGGAAGACGAAGAGGAAGACGAAGAGGAAGAGGAAGAAGAAGCAGAGGCTGCTTAATCGACAACTTTAATCACACGGCCTCGGAACTGTATGGAGTCGGGGCTGTGTGTTGTCACCAACTCAGGCAACAACAATTGACCATCAACAAATGTCAACACCGCAAAGCCGCTGCGCCAGTTGAGTGGCCCTTGCTCGGTGTAATCTTCAAATTGTGGTCCGTAGGGCTCTGCAAGCGTACCCGTATCAATACCATAGCGCACCCCGTTATAGTCCGAAAAAGGCGTGACCTTTAAGCTGTGCAAATGACCCGTAATGATGTTTTTTCCTGACCAGATAGCGTTGTTGTGAGTGGCATGGATACCACCTTTAAAACGATGCTTAACAATTGTTCCTTCATTGATCCACACTGACCAGCAAGGCTCCCAATCTGGGAAGTGGTCTTTGAGAGTGAAGCCCTTGACATGCTCATACTGCGGTGCATTTGCCGCGAGAAATGTCTCAAACCGCGCATCATGGTTACCAAGGGGCCACATCAGTTTGACGTTGTGCCGCGCTTTCTTGGCTGTTTCCTCAATCTCACCCATGCAAATAGTGCAGGCTTTAAGTTCTTCCATTACAGAGGGAGCCTTTGCCCAGCCAATCCGAGGATGACGGCTAATACCAGCCCCGTCAAAGATGTCACCGTTGGCTATCACCGCATTGGGTTTAAGCTGTTTAATGGCCCATAAAAGCCCTTTAAACGCTGTACTGTAGATCCCAGGCCAGAAGTGTGCGTCACTAAACACAATCACTGTGCCGTTTAGGATGCCAAGGTTCTTTTGCTGCGGGTGAACGTGCGCTATTTGAAGATGCTTATATTGCTCTTTGTCTTGAGGCGCTTTAATAGCAATCTTTAATTTGTGTTCAATCTTTCTACGCCGCCTGTTAAGACCGGATTCACTTACGCCCAATACTTTACTGGCCTCTCGGATTGAGGAGCTGTTCTCAATTGCGCTAATCACCTGCTGGTCGGTATTGCCCATTACAACTTCTTTCGCCAATAAAGGGTATCTTTGCAACCCCACGGGTTAGAAGGCTCAAACATTTTGAACCCACATGAAATCAGACTGTTAGCAGACGCAGGGTTAAGACGAGTATCAGTTACAAGCCACTTCCACCCAAGAGCTTTTGCTTGTCGGATTCGGACACGAATAAACTTTTTCTGTAGTCCCTGTCCGCGAGCAGAAGCAACAACACCTGCCCTACACAGATAGCCGCAATCGGTCCAAGACACAGAACGAACAAGCCCCGCAAAACCAATATCCCGGCCATTCTCAGTAGCAACCCACCAACATCCATAATTTGTGTCATACGGCTTGTCATACGGCAGGCAAATCTTTTGAAGTGCAGACAATCTTTCCTGAGTGGACTTTTT